TCCTCCGGTTTTACTTCCGGCGAAGTTACTTCTTCTGGTGCTGCGGCAGGTACAGCATCTACTGGTTTAACCTGTCCTGGTTGATTGTCTGGCATACGATTTTTAGTTTAACGAACTTATTAACGCCCAAGTCCGTAAGGCGAGAAATATATAAAATTTTCTATTTTTTATTCTTTTTTTGTCGAGCTTTTACTATTTTTCTTAATGATCTTACTTCCTTAGCAAACTCTTCTTGTGATTGTACTTTAGACTCACCACCAACCCGTCTTTTTCTTACTTTCTGCCTTGCAACATTTTCAATTATTTTACGTTGTTGGATTTTCGTCTTTATTCCAGAATAATCATCGATAGTTCTACCAACAACACCTGCTTTAAGACGACCCTTAACATAATTTGTAAACTTTGACATATTATTTATATTAATTATTTTCTATTTTTATATTTTCTAGCAGGTAAAGGACTATCTGCTCCATATATTTTTTTATGTCGTGCTACTCTTTGTGCTTGTGTTCTTCTTGGTGTTCCTACTGCCATATTATTTATATTTAATAATTAAACTTGTTCCTTCTGTTCATATCCTTCTTCTAATTGGATATGTTTATCAAATAACTCTTGGTTCTGTCCATAAGCATCTCCATTTTCTTGTATAAATGCCATATGTAATTGAATATGTTCTGGACTCCATAGAGCTTGTGGTGTTGGAGGAACTTCTTGCCCTGCTGCCATTTGCATATTTTCTTGATCAGCAAGATCAGCAGTATCATCAGGTGCTCCACCACTTGTACGATGACTTTCTTTTTGTTTTACCATTTCTTGTTTATATTCTTCTTCTTTCTGTTTTTGCATTCGTTCAAGAACCTGGCCTATATTTGAAATAGAAAGTTTTTCAAGTAATGTTTGAGGATCTATTAATTGAGCCTCAGCAAGTCTCATTAACCATTCTTTTTTATTCTCTTCGCTATATGCAACTTCTGGAACAATAACAACTTTAACTTTAGAAGATTTAATTACCATAACTCCTTCTGGTGGTTTTTGTCCTTCTTCTAATGCACTAGCTCCCATAAACTTAATAGTTTCGCCCTCTTCAGTAATTTCTTGGCTTGCTATAACATGATCTTCTATTAATTCTAAAATAAATTCACCTATATTTTCTAAAAACATTTCTAAATTTTCAATAGGTTCAGCTACAGTTCCAGCATCTGCAGATTGTAAAGCTTCTAAAGCTTTCCCTGAAGTTATTTGTCCAGGAACTCGCCCAAGAGATGCTTCACGAATACCTCCTAATTCTTCAATCCAACGTTCACAATTACTCATATAAGAGAAAGGAGAAGAGGGTAAAGGTTGTAAATTCATTTGCTCTGGTTTTACATTACCTTTATAAGTAATTATTTCCGCTCCTTTATCAGTAATAGTAGAAACTTCTACTCCTTGTTTAATAAGGTATTTTCCGGCTAACATTCGCTGAATATAGCCTTCAACCTGTGATGCAGTTTTATCTAAACTCTTATTAATTGAAATTAATGGTTTAACCCAAGGGTCTGAATAAATATTATTTGTTTCTCTCTCTGGATTATAATCAAATTGCGGATAACGTCTATAAGGTTTTTCAGTTACTTTTAATAATTGTTTTGCACAACTAGTAAATACTTTAATTTTATATTTACCATTTTCATTATTATATCTCATCCATAATTCTTTTACAATAGCTGATTCCATATCTTTAGATTCGCCTGTAGTATCATTCCCTTTCTTTTCCATTTCTAACAATTCGCCATAATCTGTTGATGCTTGTTTATTATCAGAAGTTACAGCTTTTCTTGCTTTTTCATTATAATCTTTATTATTTTTAATATCATTAACTGGTCTTTTAAAAGCTTTAATTATAAAACGAGCTGTATCTTTAGTTTTTGCAAAAGGGTCTACTAAAATATCAAAAGTATCATCATTCCATATATCAATTTCATCTTTACCTTCTTTGTTTACCATACCTAATTCAACCCAACCTACGGAAAATTTTAAAGACGAAACTATTGCATCAGTCAAATGCAAAGGAATTTGCTTTGTTCTATAAAAATATTGTAATATTTTATTCTTTTTACGTGCTTCTTCTAATGCTTCATCAGTTGAATCTGCAGGTTGAACTTCCCAACGAGGCTGACTACGCTTAATAAAATTCTTAACTCCTCTAATTTGTGCTTTGATTTTATTAATAGTTCTTCTAACTTCGCCTCTGGTTGTTGGTAAAGTTTGAATTTTATTAACCGTTCTATTGTAAACAATCCAATGATCGCCTCTAGCAAATCGTTCGTTTAAATACCAATCACGATGATACTTTAAATAATATTTCTTTGTGTCATCAAACAAAGTGTCGATAAAAACAGCAACACTACTATTGCCTGCTTCTATTTTATCACCTTGTAAATCGTTTAAAGTCATAATTTTTTAAGATTTTCTAAAATTATATTTTCGAGTTCAAAATACGATTTAGGCGTCAATGGATAAAAAATTGAAATTTTCTTATCACCAACTTTTTTTTCTGGAAAAACTAATCTAATTTTATCACTATTAAGACGTGAAAAAATAGCTATATTACCTAAATAAAGCCAATCATCTATAACAAACGATACAAAACCAATATGCCCTTTATTTGGAATAAGTCTTTTAATTCTAATTTTTGTTAATATCATACTCCTTTTGCTTTACATTAAGTAATTCCTCTGGTGTCAGCTGATCTAAATCAACTAAATCATCCTCTTCTTTAATTTCAAATGGTTCATCATTAGGAATTGCTTCAACATACTCATTTATAGTATTAGATTTGTTTGCAATAACAAACTCTCTAAATCTCTCTTTCTCTGCCTTTTCTCGTTTTCTATCAGAGAAATAAAGATAAGTAAGCGTACCGAGAAATAAAATTACTATTGTTATTAATTCCATAAATTTTTAAAATAATTAATCCAATATTGCCTATTTGTATTAGTCTTAGAATGACATTTTAAGCAAAGTGTAATTAAATTATTTGGGTCTAAATTATCTTTATTATAATCAATGTGATGAACTGGGAACTGTTTATGCCAACCAGATAATTCATCTTGATGCATTCCACATCCATCCATTTGACAAACATGATTATCACGTTTTCTAATACTTTCCCTTAAATCATCTGTCCATTCTTTTGGATATAATTCAGTAGATACTCCGCCTTTCCAAAAATGACTTTTTTCTTTTTTTTGTGCTTTTCCTATTTTTATTTTAGTTTCTTTATTATGCCTTTTCCCTAAATGCGATTTTCCTATTTTTTGTTTATGTATATCTGATTTTGGTTTTCCTTTATTTGCTTTACTAATCTTATCTGCTCTATCTTTATTATAAGAAAATTTCATTCCTGTTGTTCCTTTAGTTTTAATACCTGTTTTCTTATTTTTATTCCAAGGCATAGATCCTTTATTAAATGGCATATTATTTCTTTTCATCAATATTAGCTATTGCACAATTACTTGTGAGAAGAATCCCTGCCGTTGAAATTGCATTTTGGATTTCATGTCTTACTACTTTCTTTGGATCTATGATACCTGCTTTAAAAAGATCTTCAAATTCATTAGTTAGTGCATTAAAACCAAGTCCATGATCTAATACTTTCCCAACAACAGCTTCGCCGCTTACTCCGCCATTATCTGCTATTTTTTTAAGTGGCATACTAAGTGATTTTTTAACTATACTAACACCTTCATTAAATTCCTTACCATTATTCACAGTACTTGTTTGAAGTTGGTCTATACATTTAAGTAATGCTATGCCACCACCTTCTACTACTCCTTCTTCTATTGCTGATTTTGTAGCATTTAAAGCATCTTCAATACGGTATTTAATTTCACCTTGCTCTGATTCAGAAGCTGCTCCTACTTTAATATTAGCAATACTTCCTGTTAATCTACCTAATCTAATCATTAACTTTTCTTTACGGTATTCATCTTCTTCTTTATTTAAAAGTGCTTTAACTTCTTCAATTCGCTTTGTAATATCACCCTTTGCACCTGATAAAATTGTTTTATTCTGTGATACAATAACATTTTCGCAAGTACCAGCATCAGTTAATTCAATCTCTTCAATCTTTTTTACATCTTCTTTACCAACAACTGTAGCTCCTGTTAATGTAGCTAAGTCATAAACTAAATCTTTTTGGTAATCGCCAAATGAAGGAAGTTTAACTGGTACGCAAGTAAATTTGCCTTGCATATGATTCTGTACTAAGAAAGCAAGTGCTTGTCCACCAATATTATTAGCTAATAAAAACAAATTTGTTTCACCAGCTTATACCAATGATACAGACATTTGTAAAAGCTGGTGAAACAAATTTGTTTTTATTAGCTAATAATATTGGTGGACAAGCACTTGCTTTCTTAGTACAGAATCATATGCAAGGCAA